TCCTGCTTCCGGACCTGTGATTTAGCATAAGGCTGAATCACTCGTACCACAAATCGCTGGAGCGCAGCATCCCACTTGGTCCTAAGACCACGTGGAACACCCACTCCACCGAACGATAGGAAGCCGAATACACCCGACTCTCGCCCCACCACAGGAACAGAATGTCCATGTGGTACTGTCGTCATCAGCCAAGCGGCTGATTTCCATAACCCCTTTAGGAAGAAGTTATTGGAAATAGCGACTCGACTGGGGAGTAGCAGGGTGTCGGACTCCTCGTCCGAAAGGCCAATGTACGCGGGGGTAACATCGTTACCCTCGAATGCATCTGTGCCGCAGCTTTCACGAAAGAAACCCTTAGTGAAAGTCTTCGACACGTTGACCTTAAGGTAAAGAGCGCTAAGTACGCGCTCCACGAGCGGTTCCCATGAAACGGGGATGATTAAATCATCTCCGAACACGCGGACCTGCCTACCCAGATCATCATAATGCATCTTAGGGTTGAGAAATTTCCCAACACCTAAGCAAACATTATAGAAGATCAGACTTTGGATAGGAAAGGTAAGCGCTGAACCCATAGTGGAGAACTTCCGTAGCCGAAGAAGGCTCGGAAGCTTCTTATCGAGATCGTTTCGCAAGAAACGAGTTCTACACGCCGACATGTAAGACAGAAGTACCGGATTACTCCGGAACATCCGTTCCACAAGCCAGCATGAGATTCGATCAGAAGCTGACGACAAGTCAATCGTCGCTAGTAAACCAGTACGGGATGACTCGAGGGCTAGGGCGCCTGATAGTTCTTGTCGACGAAAGTCGATAGAGTTACCAAGCTCCGTAGCAGCAACCCGATCGTACAGGAACTTCCTAAGTCCTTGCTGTATCCATTGATTCGAAGCAGGCTCAGCGGCGATAAGCCGTGGTCCTTTTCGAGTTTTTGGAACAGCAATGAGCTTCGAGGCGGGCTCAGCTGAGCCAATCTCGATACCATCGGAGTGCAGTCGATCCATGAGACCAAAGGGGGTAGTACCCCATTGGTCCCAAGGGAAGATCGAGTCAAGTCTGTCGTTCCAATTCCGGAATTCATATTTGTAATCCCGGGATCGGAGATCAGAAACAGCGCCAGGTCCATGTCTGAAGTGGAGGGTACTGGGGTCACAAAATCCCAGTATCCCACTGGTTCTGTCAGCAACCTGCTGTACAGAATCGAGCACAAGTCTGATGTCCTGTAACCCATTTGGAAACAAATCCTCGTGGGCGACATCGTGGAGGTGAGGTTTAGGTAAACCAACACCCCAATGATGATCATAAGCAGGAGATGCAGTCCATAGTTCACTAGGGACTGGTAAAGACTCGTCGACATCGAAAAGCTCCTTAGTTGCCTGATAAAGGTACTTTGGAGCTGACTCAACCTTAAGTTTCTTCGCCGTACACAACAGTGTACGGAGGAAGAATATAACGTTGGGATCGATGTCAGCTCTCAGACATCCGTTACGATCGAAAACACGCGACCATAATCCCCAGAAAAGTCTGGGAACACGGTCATGCTTTGATCTCTTGCAAGAAGCAGGAAGACCATCGCAATTAAGGCGTCCGGTTTGGAGGCCCTGAAGAAGGGCTTTATCCAAAGCTGGGAGGTCTAGGGTGAATAACCCTATTCCTCGTTCTCGAAAGAGAGCGGAGAGAGATACAAGATCTCTACCCCACTCAATACGGTCGTTAGGGAAGTGTGCCATGACATCCGCAAGGATGCCGCGGTAGAGCCCTAAGAAATCGAATACCGGCCTTTTATCCATTCTACACCTCTGTAGGAATTGGATGCGGGTCGATCCCGACTAAGTCTTAGATGTAACCAAACTAGAATGATTACATCAGGCTAACCTCTACAAGAATTCCAACAGGTTCGTTTAAAAGCCACGTTCTGTGGCTACCCTGAGGAACCAAAAGTAGAAGGCTAGCTTTGCCAACCAAAAAGGTAACCAGCAAAAGTCGCGTCGACAAGAGTGTCGAGGGCGGCCTGCAGATAACCCAATTGGACTGCGGTGGAAAATTGCGGATTGTCACGCAGCACAGTATAAACCTGTGTCGTGATAGCCGCAGCACTCCCAGTAGCATAGACCACGTGGGTGAGCTCGACGTTATGACGATCGAGCGCAACCCCGTCTTTGCCAGGAGACTCCTGAGAATGGCGGATTTTAACCCGCCAAGACTCAGTAGTATCGGCAAAGTAGTATTCAGAGCCGTAATTGTCCATGTTAATGCGCGGCAAATTCTTTGCCACGGAATTAACAGTGATGACAAGCGGATTCGGGATAGACATAATTCGACTTCTTTCTTGTTGACTATCGGCCCGTCCACGTCTTGGACGCGCCAAGAGCAGCAAGAATCGACAGTTGCCCCCCGTTAAGGAACGGGAGGTGGAATGTGATGCTAGGGGCTGGGTTATCCTGCTGTCCACGGAATTTATGCGTGTACGCCGGATACCCTGTTTCAGTAAAACTGAAACCGGGACCCATACCGGATGATAGCTTTGCAGCTACCACTACGGTCTCTGTCCTCATGTAACATGCACTGACTGCGTGAGTGTTTAACAAGTTCCTGCCGGCGTTGAAAACGTCGCCAAGATTTGAAAACCAATTACCCAGCCAAGTCCAAGGTATGAGTTCATAGATGTTGGCCATATTAAAATCGCCAGCATACATGCTTCTCATAGCAAGTACATTGAGATCCGCGTTTGGATCCAAAACGGGTGAGTTATCGTCAAGTTTATAACGAATCGTCATCCATGCCTTCAAGTAGCCCGTCCATTCCAGGTCGAGCTCTACGGCAGATCCATACAAGGAAGTAACAACGTGTCCATTTTGGACATACTTGTTACCGACATCGTAATCACGGCCCTCTTTACGAGAGCCAGTGATCCCCATACGGCGAGTTGTTCCTCGACGCTTACGCAGATTCTCTATCTCAAGCCTCCGTTTTTCGACGGCGGTCATGAAATCGAGCATCTTTGTAAAGTCATCAATAGTTGAAGCTATGCCGAACTGATAACCGAGGTAATTCTTTCCAGCCTGACCCATGTTAAGCGCATGCTTGCGCATAGCAGGACCAGGATTGAAAGCAACCCCAATTGCCAGTTCCCATACCTCCTTCAAGACCTTTGGAAACTCCCAAATGTCCTGGACAATCAAACCCACATCGGCGATAGGCCGATTAGGATTTGTAACCGCCAGTGCACGGGTTACCAAAGTAGGAGCATCGCCGACATCTGGATACCACGATATATAGGGGATATCAAAGTTACCACACCTGAAGTTATGCAGGTGATAGTAACTCGTATCCCCAGATACGTGGCCGTACGTTACACCAGTTTTCGTTATGTCCAAATAGTTATCGTTGGGAAAGTTCCCAATGGTATCTAAGCAGACTCCGATCACTGCCTGTGGGTCCTGATTGACGGTCGGAAGACCATCCCCAGGGCGAATAGGTACCGCAGAACCACCGGTTTCATAACCGAGGATCTGAGATCGTGAACGTCCGAAACTCAATCCAAATGTCCATCACATAGGGTAGAGACAACAGAATTGTCATCTCTTTCAAGCGGAGCCCTCATCG